GACTTTATTGCTTCAGAAGATGCTATTAATTTCTGTTGGGAGATTCCTAATTTAGGTCCTCTAGGCGCCGTATCATTTCAACGACTTTTTAATACAGAGATTGCAAAGTTTTTGAGTAAGCGAATTGATGCACCTATTGAAATGGATGGTGACGATCTTATGGTGCAAAAACTCTTTGTAGGTTCTGATGGAGAAGCCCGTGAAGAGGGTAAAGTGAGTGTTTCAATTACCTATAGTCTAGAGAATGTTGCAGTTGGTCATACTGCAATTAATATTATTGCTGGTCAAAAGGCTCCTGGTTTTGCGTTCTCTTCTGAATTGTCAGACGAAGAAGCTCAAGCGTTTATGCAAGAGGTTATTGATTACTTTAATACAGAAGTCAAGGATCAGTTTGTAGCTACTACAAAAATTATTGTATAATGATTGTTAAATATTACGGAGTACAAGATAATGTATGTGAGTGGAATTACCTGCAAGGCATTATTAAACATCTCACAGATAAGGTTGACACTCTAACACTTCATATTGTAAGCGTAACACCAGAGTGGGATCGTAGAGATGAAGTTGTACTTAGTGAGACGACCCGTAATGTTATACTTGCTGTGCATGATGAATACATGACTGATTGTATTCTCGATGAATGGAAAAATCGAGATGATGTTGTAGTATTTAAATCATACTTATTACCTAATCAAGTAGAGACTAATGTTTTCCCTCTACCTCTAGGTTATAATAAAAAGCATAGTAAGCTAAAAAATAGACCTATTAAGGAACGACCAGTTGATGTATTTTTCTCTGGTCATATGTCATCTCAAAACCGAGTAGATTACATGACACCGGTAGTTAAGTTCTTTGAACAATTAGCTCCAAGTAAACGTCCTAAACTAGATATTAATATTACAAAAGGATTTAATATGGGGTTTAACCCATCTGAATATTCTGAAAGACTTCATAATTCTAAAATCGTAGTTTGTCCTGCCGGTAATGTTAGTATGGAAACATTTAGACATTATGAAGGGTTAAGAAGTGGTACAGTGGTTGTATCTCCTAGATTACCTCAGAATGAAATCTATAAAGATAATTATATCGTACAAGTAGATGATTGGGGTAAAGAGGTTGGTGGAGTTATTATGGACTTGCTATCTGATCTAGATATGCTACAATTAGTTAAAGATCAGCAAGATAGTGACTACAATACACGTTATAGTGTTAAAGCTGTTGCTGATTATATTTGCTCTAAACTATGAACTTCTTTCAATTACAAAATAAACTATTCTTCTCTGATAAGAGGAAGCAGCCAGATTATATAGACTCAGAAGGTGAGCAAACTTTTGTACCTTTCTTACTTAATAGATGGCTTTCAATGTACAGTAAAGATACTGTATCATTTACAAACAATATCCTTAATAAGTATTGTAGTATATTTGATGATAAACAAAGAATGTTCCGATTCTATTATAATATAATTCCTAGACTTCAATTTAAACGTATTAGTTATATTAAGAAAAAGAAGAGAGAGAAAACAGAAGAGGTTGAACATCTGGAACTTATTGCGAAGAATAAACATATATCTGTAAGAGAGTTAAAGTCTTATATGGAAATGTAAGTTGATTATTTTTAAACACTAGCTAAATATCTATATGCCTGCACATGAAAGTATTGACCGTCTACCTTCTCAGAAACATCTAATTGACCTCTCTACACATAGTGAAGGTGATATTGGTCTTACAGATGATTTTGAATTAAATTTTATCTTTGATGATATTCTACTTGTAGAATATGTTGATGAAAATGATGAGGGGGAAATTCAGCGAAATGGTATTTTTGTACCAACAAATGCTGTAACAAAAGCTTGGCGTAAAGCAAGAGTTATTCTTACAGGTCCAAAAGCTGAGTATACTAAGGTAGGTGATGTTGTTATCTTCCCTAACAATCTAGGAGTTAGTATTTCTAATCTAGATATAAATGGTAAGAAACTTAAAAAAGGTATCTTCTTAAATGAGGATCGCTTGTTTGGTATTTGCACACTTAAGGAGTGATTATTCAAAGGTCATCTTTAGACGTTGCATTACTATCAAATGTTTGCGATGTACGATTTGTACGACGTGATCCACGACAAGGTGACGGTCCTACTAGGCGAATGTTTGCTACTAAGTCATATGATCTTTTAAATTCTGTAAATGGCAGAACAACTCTTAATTATTTCACACCTAAAGGACCAAAAAAGATTAATGAAGCAGCAGACAATCTTCTTGTAGTATGGGATATTCTAATGCAGAATTACCGTACCATTAATTGTAACCAGGTTGATCTTATTGAGAAGATACCAGCAACTGAGGAGTTCTGGACTTACTTTAATGAGAATATTTACCCAATGTCACCAGCTCAAAAGGCTGGTTTTATGAATTCATGAACACTGCACTTGAAAATTTTTCTGAGTATATCAAACCTTACTTGCTTGATATAATTGCTATTAAGACAGATAAGAAAGTTATTCGCAAGGGTAAGCTTAAGATTTTTCAAGTAAAGCAACACTATGCACGTCTTACTTTAGAAGATGGAGAGCGTACACGTATATATGAGATTCCTTATCCTTATGATATTAGTAAAGAAGGTAATGTAACCACGCTTAACTATAAGACAGATATATTCTTAAACATTCAAGATTTAAATTTGCAAGTTAAATTACTTGACTCAACTAAAAAGTCAAAGCTGTATGATGAATTGGTTTACATTTTACCGCTAAGAGAAGTTGATTAATGAAGAGAGTAGACTACAATTAGTTTAGTGATATCTAAACTACTACAAAAATTTCCTGAAGGATATGATCCTAACCCATCTCAAGTTAAGTTACTTAAAAATATTGATGATGCTTTTGAAAACGGACATAAGTTCGTTATATGTAATGCTCCTACTGGTTCAGGCAAGTCATTTATATCAAAGACTGTAGGTAATGCTTCAGATGATTGTAGTAAAGAGTTTAGAGATATAGTTACAAGTTACCTTGCATATAAGCATACCCCTAATGGTTATACGTATGAAGAGGATTGTGAGAATGAGAAGTCATTTGGTACTACAGCTCTCACTATTACAAAAGCTCTGCAAGATCAATACAAGGAATTGTTTGATGATGTGGAGGTACTGAAAGGTAAATCTAACTATCAATGTGCTATCGATGACAGATATCCTGTAGATATTGCACCTTGCCTACATGCACCAAGTATTAAGCGTCAATGTTGGGCTGAATGTAAATGCCCTTATTATGAGCAACGTAATAAAACTCTAGTATCTAAGTTCAATACCTTGAACTATAATATGTTTTTTGCTCTACCTGATCATCTTAAGAAGAGATCGTTTCTTATATGTGATGAAGCTTCTGAGCTTGAAGATCAGCTTGTTAAAGAGTTTACATGTGTTGTAGATTATGTCTTTCTGAGTAGGTTAGATGTTAATATTAAACCATATATGAGTAGTAATTCTGCTGTTAAATGGTTGGGTAGTGTTGCTATTGATATTAGTGATAGGGTAGAAGAGATCAAAGAGATTATTGCTACAAAAAAGAGTAAGAATCAGAAAGCTATTCAAGATCTTGCCTCAATGATGACTCGATTAATGAATATTCATAGTAAGGTTGAGCTCGTTATTGACTCTTGGGATGAGTCAGAATACGTCTTTGAGAAGGATAGGCAGTCAATTACCTTTATGCCTTTGAAAGTTGATCAACTAGCCCATAGATTATTTGAGTTTGCTGATAAAGTCATCCTAATGTCTGCTACTATTATTGATCCAGATAACTTTTGTAAGAGTCTTGGTATTACAGATTATAAATACGTTGAAGCTGAGTCAAGTTTTGATCCTAAGAAGGCTCCTATCATATGTAACCCTAAATATAAGCTTAACTATCATACAATGGATAAGTACTTACCGAGGATTATTAAGCAGATTGGTGAGATATGTGAGCATCACAAGAGCGATAAAGGTATTATTCACTCACAGAACAACTCAATCACCCTTAAGATATCAAATACCTTACATGGTAGTAGATTCTTATATAGAGAACCAGGTGTTAGGAATGAGGAGATTCTAGAAGCTCACATGACAGACCCTGACCCTACTGTTTTAGTATCACCTTCTATGTCATATGGTGTAGATCTAAAGGGAGATCTTGCAAAGTTCCAAATTATTGTTAAAGCTCCCTTCCTACCTACTAAAGATGTTAGGATTGAAAAGATGATGAAGAATGATTTTGATTGGTATCAGAATAAAATGCTAAGTTCCTTAATTCAATCTTGTGGTAGAGGTGTTAGATCAAAGAAAGATGAGTGTATTACATATATTCTTGATGGAACTATTGTAAATGCTATACTAAAATCAAAGCATAAACTACCAAAATACTTCGTAGACCGCTTTGTGTAATTAAATAATAGTAGCTTTGAAGAATTATACCTACAATTTTGAGATTAAAGATCTTCTTACTCAGTTTGTTGCTGCGTTTGATGATACTGTTATTAAGCGTTATGATAAGAATGGTAATGCTAGACAAAATGTAGAGGTTAGATACGTGTTTGCACCTAAGCAGCGTATCATGTATGATATTATTAACAAAGCTCAAAATCTTACCCTACCAGTTGTAGCAATTGATCTTAAATCTGTATCATATGATACAGAAAGAGTTTTTAATAAGCTAAGTAATTTTGAAAATTATAGTAATCCAAATAGCTCTAGTGCTATTAGAACACCTGTACCGGTAAATTTAGAGGTGAGTATGTCTGTACTTTGTAGATATATGCAGGATATGGAACAAATCATTTCTAATTTTGTTCCTTATACTAATCCTTATATAGTATTAGCTTGGAAAGAACCAACATCTATACCAGGGGAAGATGATATTGAAATCAGAACAGAAGTACTATGGAACACTACCGTATCTCTTAACACTCCTACAGAAACAACATATAGCGAAAAGTTTAGAGTTGTTGGTGACACTTCTTTTACAATCAAAGGTTGGTTATTTAGATCAAAGAATGATACAACTAACCCAATATATTTTGTTGAGCAAAACTTTATAAATGTAGATGATAGATTTAACTTTAAGCAACCAGTATCTTCTTTAGATTATGATAATTTCTTCACTGATTTATCAGGTGTGGCTGAAACAGATACTATAGTACTTTCAGGTATACCTGAATTAACAAATATATATTTTACTACATCAGGTTCCAATATTGAAGTTACAGAACCCGTTACATTAGTTAAAAATGTTGCATCTCTCGACTTATATACATACTCTATACTCGGTGGTAATTATGATGAGACAGAATTCGTAATGTTAAGTTCGAATGATAGTACGTTAACAACAGGATTTACATCAGTAAGTACAGCATATACAGGTACAGTAAGTGGATTCTTATTACCAAATAGTAGTTGGAATGTAATCACAGACCAAGTTATGAATGTAACATTCCCTTTCCTCTCCGGCTCAGGTAGAGTCGATTTAATAATTAAAAACCCAGCAGGGTGGAAAACATCAGCAGATATAGATGGCTTCTACTTCAATGCAGAATAAATAATAGTGATGGCAGATAATTCTCCAAACCAAAACAAAGGTTCAAATAACTTCGGTAGAAACCTTGTACAGTATATTCAAAACCGTTTACCATACTCATCGCAAGATGATGATGCTCTAAACGATAAGTATAAATACTTTGCAAAAAATGGTACGCAGAGAGCTGAAGCTTTAGCTAAGACCTCTGTCTCTTCCTCTAATCCATATAACAATATACCTATAGGAGACTTTGGAAAAGATAGTTCTTTTGCTGATGTAATGTATGCTAGTCTTGACACTAATAAAGGTGGAAGATTGAGAGATTACCGTATAATGTCTGCATATTCTGAAGTAGCAGATGCACTTGATGAGATTTGTGATGAGTTTATTAATGTAGATGAAAATGGTAGAGTAGCTACTATCACCTATGAAAATATTGATCTTACTGTAGATGAGAAGAAAGATATTGATGAAGAGTTTTCTAAGTTTATTGACTTCTTCGAGCTTAAGCATAAAGGATGGCAGTACTTTAGGCAACTACTTGTTGAAGGTGAAGTGTTCTTTGAAATGATTCTACATGATGAATATATTAAAGAAGGAGTTCTTGGATTAATTAATATACCTGCTGAGATTGTAGACCCTGTTTATAATAATATTCAGAATATGCTTGTTAAGGGATTCATCTACAAGAAGCCTATCTTTAGCTCAACTCAACCAAACAAAGTTGAAAAGACAGAGATGATTCCAATGGAGCAGAATCAATTAGTATATGTTAACTCTGGTGTATATAACGATACAAAAGACTTTGTTATTCCTTTCCTTGAGAATGCTCGTCGTCCTTATCGCCAGCTTTCCCTTATTGAAGATGCTATTGTAATCTACCGTTTGGTAAGAGCTCCAGAACGTCTTGTATTTAACGTTGATGTTGGTAATATGGCTCCACCAAAGGCTGAAGCTTATCTACGCAAGCTTATTCAAAACTACTGGGCTCGTAAAACATTTGATAATGATCAAGATAATGTAGTTAATAAATTTAACCCACAATCAATGCTTGATGCCTTCTGGTTTGCAAAGCGTCAAGGCTCTGAAGGTACTTCTGTTACTCAGCTTCCAGGAGGTGCTAACCTCGGTGAGCTTGCTGACTTAATGTACTTTATTAAGAAGCTATATAGAGCTCTTAAAGTGCCAACCACTCGTATTGATCCAGAAGATCGTACAGTAGATCCATCATCTATCTTACGGGAAGAACTTAAGTTTGCGAAGTTTGTTATTCGTCAGCAACAAAAGTTTGCTGCAGCTATCAAGAAAGGATTCACTACTCACCTTAAACTTCGTGGTTTGTGGGAAGAATATAACTTAGCAGAGCCTAATTTAGATATTATATTCAATGTACCATCTAATTACTTTGAAATGCGTGAGTCTCAGAAGTTAGAACTTAAAGCTACTAACTTCAATAGCCTTGCTTCGAATGAATTTATATCTGTGACTTATGCACAGAAAAAGTATCTTGGTTGGAAAGATCGTGATATTCTTGCTAACAGAGAGTTCCTCCGTAAGGATGCAGAGATGCAATGGGAATTAGGCCAAATTCAAGCATCAGGACCACTATGGAAAGAGCAAATGGCTGCAGCAGTTGGAGGTGCAGAAGCTGCAGTCGGTGGTGAAGGTGGTGGAGTAGGTGATGGTGGAGGAATTCCAGAATTCGGTGGGGGACCAGCTGCTGCTGGTGACGCCACTGAAGCAGATACTAGTGCAGATGTTGAGACAGATACAGCAGGTGCTGATGCAGCTGGTGATATCTAAACTTTACCTTGATGGGTTAAAGCTAAAGTATTGTGCTCTAAAGTGAATATTACCAGCAGATGCAGCAATTGCAGAAACTTGTGCTACGTTAGTTAGACCTCTAAAGGTAAATGACTCACCAGTTGTAAGTAGGAAGCCATTTAAAGTATCTGCGTATTCATTATCATAAACTGTTACATTACCACTAGTACGGTTATAAATAGTTATTTCTGAGCAAGGATGACCACCAGTTAAGACAGAACTTCTTGTTGAAGTTGCTCCAGTAAACCCAGGAACTGCAGCTCCAGTTAACATTGTTAACGAGGTTTCTATACGTTGATTAAAAGACCTGCAAAGATTGAAATTTACATACCCATTCTTAGATTCTGCATTATTAGCCATACAATTATTTAGTCATTGGCATAAATAATTACATGGCTTCCGCATGTGTTATTTCACCTTTATCGGCATTCTTATCAACAAATCTTAATAATAAGATTGATACGTACGATAGACTAGGTGATAGAGTTAAAAGAGCGTTAGGATATCCTCTTGTATCAGTAGAAGTTCATTCAGATCAGATGAATGAAAATATTCAAATCGCTGTAGAATACTTCACTAAATATGCAGGATATACTCGTGAGTATATGATATTTGATTCAGATCTATACGAAACTAACAAAGGTATTCGTCTTGATATGCTTTATACACTTGCTAATTCAGATATGGATACAGCTGCAAAACAGGTAGCAGGTACTAATCCATTAGGACCGAGTACTGAATTTTACGGTGAAACACCGGATATTATTTATGTAGCTCAAACGGATATACTATCATCTGTATTTGCCTCGCAAAGTGCATTGAGTGCAACATTTAACACAGGTATTGAACCTGGTGAGTTGTTTGATCATTCACTAGTTGCAAATATTACTGCAATTGATAACTCATTAGATAATTTATCAGCGTTTAAACCTAATATTAGGAGAACACTAACAAAAGAAGGCTCTGCTTCAGATATAACTCAATATCAAAACGTTTATGATTATGACGTTATGGAATACCGTAAGGTAGTGGATGTTACTGACTTTGAAGAAGGTTCTAACACAGGTATTAATACGTTATTTACATTAGAGCAGACATTAGCTCAACAAACATACTTTTCATATGCAATGGGTAACTATGGATTTGATCTTGTATCATGGTATACAATGAAGGAGTGGATTGATACTCGTGAAAAGGTTCTTGCTTTAAGAAAAGACCTACAATTTGATCCACGTACACAGTACTTAAAGATGTACCCTCAACCCCGTAATGAGCGTTTCTATGGTGTTATTTCTTGTTATGTTGAGCGTCCAATTAGAGATGTTATTAAAGAGCAATGGGTTTATGAGTACGCACTTGCACTAACAATGATTACAGTAGGACGTGTACGTGGTAAGTTTGGAAGTGTAAATCTTCTAGGTGGAGGTGCTCTCAACTACGATTTATTGCAAGAAGGTATGCAAAAGAAAGCAGAACTAGAAACCAAACTACTCGAAGGTGCTTCACCAGGTCTTGGAGACAGTGACCCAGCCCTCTTTATTGTTGGGTAATGAAAAAAAATCCACGTTATCGGCAAGGTATATTTGTACCAAAAAACATCGATAAATTTATCGGTGAACGAGCTGTTTATCGTTCAGGATTAGAATTAAAATTTTTTCGCTTCTGTGATAACAATCCAAAGGTAGTTAGATGGGGTAGTGAAAATGTTATTATACCATATTACAACCCTTTAACTAAACGTAATCATAGATATCACGTAGATAACTATGTTGTTATTAAAGAAGGTAGTGCTATTACTAAATATCTTGTAGAAATAAAACCTTATAAACAAACTTTAAAACCAACTACTAAGTATAAACAGAAAAAACATATTATATACGAGCAAGTTCAATTTGTTAAGAATCAAGCAAAATGGAAGGCTGCAAGAAAATATTGTGAGGGTAGAGGTTATAAATGGTTAATATTAACAGAAAAAGAGCTTTCTTGATCTTTAGGCATAAATAATAGTATATGTCACTTAAACTTAATCTTGTATGTGAGAATCCAGACCTACATGACCAATTCGAGGTCATCGAGGAGGAGACTAATAAGGATTCCCCATCCAACCTTTTCATTAAGGGACCTTATATGATGGCTGAGGGAGTTAATCGTAATAATAGAAGCTACCCTCTACATGAGCTAGAGCGAGAAGTAGCTAATTATAATGAAAATATGGTAAAACCAGGACGTGCAATGGGTGAACTTAATCACCCATCATCAGCTGATGTTGATCTAGAGCGTGCTTGTCATATGGTAACTGAAATGACCCAAGATGGAAATGTATTTTACGGTAAATCTAAAGTACTTACTACACCATGTGGTCAAATTATTCGTGCATTAGTCAATGATGGTGTTAAAGTTGGTATGAGCTCACGTGCTCTTGGTACATTAGAAGAGTCTGGTGATCATAGCACGGTACGTAACATGAAGCTGGTTGCTATCGATGCAGTAGCTGACCCATCATATCCAAAAGCTTTTGTTAATGGTATCCTTGAATCTAAGCAATGGGTACTAGCAGAAGATGGTAAGTATGAGGAGATTTACGACAACTTTGAAAAGGCAGTTGGTAAGCTTCCTAAGAAAGAAGTAGAAAAATATCTACTTGAGAGAATTATGAATTTTATTAATAAAATTTGATTTTAAAATAATCCTAACTAAATATACTAAATGGCCCAAAAAGACACTACTAAATTAAAGATAAGCAAGTTTATCGATGCAATTTCCGATAAAAACTATGCTGTCGCGAATAAATATTTACAATCAGCTGTTAACGATAAGCTTGAAGCAAGAATAAAACAAGCAGCAGAAAAACCACTCTTTTAATTATGAACAAAGATCTATTACCAGAAGAACTTAAGGATGTGCTCACTGAAGACAGTGTAAGCAGCATCGAAACGGCACTCAAAGAGAAAGTAGATCTTTCTGTTGAGGCTGCACTTACTACACAAGATGAACTTTACGCTGAAAAGCTTGAGGAACTTGTTGCACGAATCGACAGTGACCATTCTGCAAAGATGGAACAAGTCGTTGAGTCAGTAGATGAGAATAACGCAAAGAAGCTAGTTGCTGTTGTTAAGAAGTATGAGCGTGAGCTTAATGAAGATGCTTCAGAATTTAAGAATGTACTAGTAGAGTCTATTTCAGATTATATTGAAGAGTATATTGACGAAGCAGTTCCAGTACAAGCAATTCAAGAAGCAACAACCAATAAGACTGCTTTGAGTGTTTTGAATAATCTACGCAATGTACTTGCTGTTGATTCATCACTTATGAATGAGTCAGTTAAAGAAGCTATTGTTGATGGTAAAGATCAAATTACTGAACTACGTAAAGAATTTGATGTTATCAAGCTTGAAAATAAACATCTTAAAGAAGCATATGAAGATGCTGCATCAAGACTTGTTCTTGAGCAGAAACTTTCAGGCTTTAATGATAAGAAAGCTGCTTATCTTAAGAAAGTTTTGAGTGATAAGTCTGCAAAGTTTATCACAGAGAATTTCGAATACACTGCACGTCTCTTTGACAAGAAAGAAAAAGAGCAAATGGCGGTTATTCGTGAAGAAGCTATTAGCCAACGCACCGTGAAGGCTGATGCTCCTAAAATAGTCGTTGAGGAGAAAGTAAAACCTTCTACCCCAGAGAATCCGTATCTTGCGGGTCTGGATAAGATGAAATAATTTTTCACCCTGAACAATGAGACATGAATAGTGTCTGAGTAACTTGGGATTTAGTCCCATGAAAGGTCGAAACAAAACAAAAAATATATTATTATGAACAAACCACAATCATTTATTGATCAGGACCGTGCTGCTACTCTTTTGGAGAAGTGGGCACCAGTCCTTGACTATACATCTGATAGCGTTCGCGCTATTGAAGATGATCATACCCGCCTTAATACCGCGGTACTCTTGGAGAACCAAGAGAAATGGTGTATCGAA